ACAAAGGGAACGTCCTCCCCAGTTGGAGCGGGAAGAAAACGTATGATCGCATAACCGTTGCCGGCTTTATCGACATCGGGCTTCCAGTATCGGTCGTCATTGTTTGGATTATCCTGATTTTGCACAGGCTGTGTGAGCTTATTGAGCTCTGTAGTCAACTTATCAAAAGAAGACTTGCGGTTCTGCTTAAGTGCGTCAAAATTAGTAGTCATAGTAGTATCTCCGTTGTATGTTACGATGTGTTAGTATGTTTATATTACGACATATACGTTATAAGATCAAGAGAATTTATTTCTAAGGATCTTACAATATTTTTCTTTCTCATACCCTAAGAAAGGGTGGAGCTTCTTACAATTCTTGGCAATCTGTGGCCAAAGAACTGGATCAGTTATTTGCTTGTTCCATTTAGCAAAGAAACGTACACAATCTTGAATAATAATAAAGGTTTCTTTACTAATCTTTTTACGAACAAGCAAATTCAGCAAATGAGGATAACTGCCTTCTGGCACCTCAAAATTCTTATCGAAGTTTTCTAATAGGTTATCTATTTCTGTTTCAAACGTATATGTCAATGATTGTTTTCTTCTAAGAAACTCATTGTATGTAATTTCTCTTTCTTTACCAAATAAATCACCGACCCATAACTTTTTACCTTCGGCAAAATTTGACACTAAGAATAGCAATGGATCTTCATGCTTTGACAATTTGTAAAACATATATTTGTCTTTACGAGATTCAAATGTAATCTCATCAGCTCTGACTTTTCCATTATATTTAAAAAAGTCATAGTCAGTAGTAAAATGTAAATTTATTGCACTATATAATTTATATGCTTCGAACGGTGTCATTGTTAAACTTCTTCATAGCCTCTGGAGCAATTCTTCCCATCTCTAATCCTATCACATTTGGTTTAAGATGTATAGAGATATCTCCTACTACAGCAACTCGTCTTCCTTCAAAAGGTTTATCCGAATTAGGATTGGCAACTGTTCCATGAATGAGTCTTCCAGGAAATGCTACCAACATACCCTCTTCTGGAAATAAATGATATGTGTTATAGTTGGCTGAATTATATTCTCTGATTAAAGTATTTTTTGTATCTCTTCCATCATCAAATGCTCCAGGAAATATATCATTTGGTCTATGCATATTTCTAAAACTAAGGGCATCTGAATTTTCTGGCACATCTAGATAATATACAAAAGATATATCAGCAGAAGAATGATCGTGATATCTCATATGCAAATCTTTATTATCGATCACAGAGAGCCATACCTTAGAAAAATATACATCCAACAGCTCTTCTTTTAAACCTAATGAATAAAGATACTGTCTTATATTAGATGATACTTGTTCAAAGAAATCGTTTAGTTCTGGAATCAAATGTATGTCTATTTGACCAAGAATTTCACCTGTTAAAGTATCTTCATCACTTTTAAAGATATATTTCTTTAATTTATCTCTCAATACTTGATTATGTTTTTGAAAGTCTGACAATATATTTTTGTATACTGCAGTAGGAAACATATAAAATAATTGAGGTGAACTCATATTGGCAATCTTGCTTTTTTCTTTATCATGTTAAGTTCTTCTGCTTCAAATTGAATTTTAGATTTCAATACAGTGCTTTGTTTAACCAAGGCTGCTGCTGTCTCAATTTCTATATTATTTGATTCGCAATAATGTATAACCGCATCAAAAAAATTCAAGTTTTTTGATATTACTAACTTGTCTATTTCCTTGACAAAGTCAGCTGATGTTTTTAAATTTGAAATTTTCATTTGGTACCTGTATTTGGGGTGTTGAATTCAACACCCCATTATTTAATTATTTTTTATCAATAAAATCCTTTAGCTCAAATGCTAAAGAAAAAATTTCTGACTTTGAAGGATATTTTGGTAATGCATGCTCTGCTTTAAGCTCATTACTATAGACGCCTAATTCTTTCAAAGCATGCCATTGTTCTATTTTAGCATGGTATTCTTGAATAAGGCGATTTTCTGCCATTTGAAGTATATTAAAACGTAAGTCAAAAGGTGTTGTCATTTTAGTCTCCTTGTGTGTGTTTGTGTTAAGTGAGCCCGTTATTTAATAGGGTGGAACTCATACCCCAGACTCAATTCTTAAGCAGCAATTTTCATTGCGGAATAAGGAACATTGTCGTTAGATGCAGTTTTTGCATTTAGTTTTATCTTGCATTAACGTAGCTTGCGCACGAATGTCTCGAAAGTATACTTTACGCCACGTCGATCCCTGTCACCCCCATTAAAGATACACAAATAAAACAAGTATTAGTTGCTGTTCTATTTCTTGTCACCCTACCCTAAAGCAACAATCTCGCAGGGTGTTCGTGTATCTATGGTGGAGGTGCCGGCATCCGAGAGCCGGTTCCGCCAACATATTATATACTCTCTAATTAATATTATCAACCGACATTTCGTTGACAATATTCCTGTTTTCTTCCTTTAAACCAACCTTCAGGTATTTCACCACTACAATATTTATAGTACATATTGACTGCAAAGTCAACAATTATTTCTTCTTATGGTCACCGCTATAACCAGTCTTCATCCATTTAGACGAACCATTACTTTTCACCTTAGTAAATGAAGCAGTGGATCCATCCCTATATTTTTTTACTTTGTTGTTATTACCTTTTGATACTGTCTTAGCCATCTTTATCTTCCTCTGCTTTTACCTGTAAAGTTTTTAGAACTCTTTACACTAAGATTCTGTTTCATTTTCATTGAGTTAAGATTGGGATCTTTTTTTACATTAGGAACATTAACTTTATTTACCTTAATATTTTCTAAAGGATTTTTCATATTATACTCCATACTGTTGTCTATACTGTTCTCTAACTTCTATTAGAGGCTTTACATAATTATTTCTATAATCTTCAAATACCTGAGGAGGCTCACTATCTACAGATATAAGAATCACAATTCTACTTACTGGAATGTTATATCTCTCTTCATACATAATAGCATATGCTGATGCTTGGCAAAAATAATTGAGAATGTATTCCCTATTCTTTGCTTTCTTTGCTGTCTTAAAATCAATGATAGTAAGTTTGCCTTTCCACTCTGCAACACAATCAACAGTACCAGCCATTTTAAGATAATCAGAGTAAAGTCTGACTTCTTGCAAATGAATGTTGTCAATATTTGCATCAAGCTCTGGCTTTAGGGCTTTGAAGTTTTCAGCATCATAGAGAGTATATTTAGAGGGATCGATGTCATCATTATTGAGATAGTCTTCACAGAGTTGATGTATGCGTGTACCTCTAGTAGATGCTTGGCTGCTAATTCGATTTGCTTCTTCATCACCAACTCTAGCTCGCCATTGTTGTATTGCTTTTGCACCAAATAATCCTGTGACAGTTGTTACGGATGGATAAAGGACACCGGCCGGTGTTTTGTAGTACCTGCCGGTGTCAGTATTTACTTGATCTAGTTCTTCACTCTCATGGATCCTTTGGGGGAGGTGCGTGAAGTGCTTGCGTTGGGCTAAAAGAGCTGGAAGCTCTGACTGGAATTCTTGCATTGCTTTCAATTTGTGTCTTCTTTATAATAAAGTCTTTAACTAAACCAGATCTTACTATGTCATCTTCTTCCAATTCAATGCAAGTGAAGTATTTTTGCATTCTATTTAAGATTTTCATAAATTGGAAGATACCGGACTTTTCATCGTCCCATTTTAGATCAGTTTGTCTATAATCACCACAGAAAAGAATCTTACAATTGTTTCCTGCTCTTGTAATAATTGTGCATAATTCTTGGTAGGTCATATTTTGACACTCATCAACAATAAGAATTGTATTGTCTAAAGTCATTCCTCTTAAGAATGATGAGGTCTCAAAATTAATAATACCTTTTGATTTTAGGATTTCGTAAGCATCCCCTCTGCCGTATAGTTCGGCACATATTGATTTGTAAGGTGCTTCATATATTTTTGCTTTATCTGCAATGGACCCTGGAAGGAATCCCATATCTCTTGATGGAACAACCGATCTAATGATCGTAACACTATTGTAGTCTCTGTATTCTTCAATATCTGACAGAGCCAAATACATAGATAAAAATGATTTACCTGTACCTGGAAGACCGTGGATTAAAAGATGCTTACCATTAATAAATTCTTTAAAAATTAACTCCTGGTTCTTTGTCTTAGGTTGTATTGTTTTTAGTTCGAGGCTATTTCTTTGTTTTTGTTGTTCCTGACGCTTCTGTTGCTTTTGTAGTCTTTTTTCAGCGCGAGATAATGCTTGCATGTAGGCCTCTTGTTATGTTACCAGGTGTTGATA